CACACGTACGAGGTTTAGATGATGTACATGATTGGACAAAGGAAGAGATATTAGAATTTAAGAGGTGCAAAGATTCAGCTGTCTACTTCGCCGAGAACTACTGTCAGGTTATTCACGTTGATCGAGGACTAGTACCATTTAAACTGTATGATTATCAAAAAGAGATGTATGATCATTTTGATAATAATAGATTTACTATAGTACTGGCTTGTAGGCAATCAGGTAAGTCAATTTCAGTTGTAGCTTATCTATTATGGTATGCCTTATTCAACACGGAAAAGACTGTAGGTATCTTGGCTAATAAAGGCGATACAGCTAGGGAAATGTTATCCCGTATAACGTTAATGCTAGAGAACATACCTTTCTTTCTACAGCCCGGATGTAAAGCTTTAAATAAAGGTTCTATAGAGTTCGCTAATAATTCCCGTATACTATCAGCTGCCACATCTGGTTCATCTATTCGTGGTAAATCTCTAAACATAATTTACTTGGATGAGTTTGCATTCGTAGAAAATGCTACGGAATTCTATACTTCAACATACCCAGTTATTTCATCTGGTAGATCAACCAAGGTTATTATCACATCTACGGCTAATGGTATTGGGAACATGTATCATAAGTTATATGAAGGTGCCGTGCAAGGTACTAATGAATTCAAGCCATTTAGGGTTGACTGGTGGGATGTACCTGGTAGGGATGAAGAATGGAAGAAACAAACCATTGCTAATACATCGGTACTACAGTTTGAGCAAGAGTTTTTAAATTGCCTAGAAACTAATTGCCAAATAACTATTCTTATAAGTAGTAAGGTGTATGAAATAAGAATAGGAGACTTATATGAAATCATTAGAAGGGGAGATACATCTGGTATACCTGTTGACGAGGAAATCAGATCAAAAGCAATACGCTGGTATAACGATGAAGAGTCATATCAAAAGGAGCTACCATCGATTTGCAAATCTTAACACCTTCAGGATTTCAGAAGTTTGACGGTATTAACAGAACTAAGCACTCTGAGTGCTTGAAGTTTACTTTTGACGATGGTACTAGCTTTAAAACTTCTTTAAAGCATAAGTTTATAATTAAGGGTGAAGAGCGCTATGCTTTAAATATAAGCATAGGTGATAATATTGGTAAAGTGGTTACTAATATAGACCATATAAAGAGTGAGGAGAACTTCTTTGATCCTTTAAATGTAGAGAATGGTAGTGTATATAATCACGATAATAATTTCATATCACATAATTCGTTCTTAGGGACAGGTAATACTTTGATTAATGGTAATGTATTACTAGGACTTAAATCTCAGGATCCTATTAGTATCAATCACAACGTTAGTATATATTTTGACCCTATAGAAGATCATGAATACTTAATGCTGGTAGATGTATCTAAAGGTAGGGGGCAAGACTACTCTACCTTTAATATTATTGATATCACCGGGGAGATATTTAAACAGGTAGCCGTGTATAGAGATAATACTATAAGCCCTATACTGTTCCCCGATATAATTAATAAGTATGGTAATATGTTTAATGAAGCATACGTTATTATTGAAAGTAATGATGCTGGCCAGGTCGTGTGTAATGGACTATACTACGACATTGAGTATGAAAATGTATATGTTGAGAGTGCTGTTAAAGCTGGTGCTATCGGAGTAACAATGACCAAGAAGGTTAAGCGCATTGGCTGCTCTAATATTAAAGATATTATTGAACAAGGTAAGCTTGAGATAGTAGATGCTAACACAATATACGAGATGAGCTCTTTTGTATCTAAAGGTAACTCTTTTCAAGCTGATAAGGGGTTACATGACGATCTCATGATGAACTTAGTACTATTCGGCTGGTTCACCTCCACAGCGTTCTTTAAAGAGTTATCTGATATCGATATGAAACAATTACTTTACGCCGAGAGAGTTAAACATATGGAAGATGATCTAGTACCGTTTGGTATAATTAATGATGGAACTAATAGTGATGAAGACTTGTTTATAGATAATGGATTACATGTCACCACTTGGCAACCATAATAGGATCTAGTATATCGTTTTCTAATTTAATATAACAATTAGAACATACTACAATAGAATCCTTTATTAAATCTAATACAGGTTTTCTAGCTTCTTCATTTAAACCTGTAGACCTTGATATACTGATTATATCTTTATGATGGGGCCAATACATTAAACATATTGTCTCACTCTCTTCACAGTTTATACACTCCATTACCTCTAATTGCTCTCGCAACCATATATGACGTTTTCGGTAGTTTCTATTTGATACATTTTTAAAAGTATCTTTATACTTATCGTATAAAGGCATTTTCCCCCTCCCACATAGTGATTATATACTAGATCCAGATAATAGGCAACTATTATACGGTATTTATTTAAAGAATAAAATCCTCTAAAAATATCAATCGAGAGTTGTTTTTTTATAAATATGTGTGTATAATAATACACTTTTTTAAACCATAGGAGAAATAAACAATGGGCTTTCAAGTATCCCCTGGTGTGCAAACTAAAGAGGTAGATCTAATTAACAACATTCCAGGCTTAGCTGTTTCTAATGGCGGCATGGTTGGAACGTTCGAAAAGGGTCCTATCGATGAAGTAGTTACAATTGGTTCAGAGGCAGAATTACTATCTGTATTTGGTAAACCAAACGGTAACAATTTCGAAAATTGGTTCAGTGCATCTAATTTTTTACAATATAGCAACGTATTACACGTTGTTAGAGCGGCTTCGGGCGTATTAAACGCTACTGCTAACGCAGCTGGCCTTTTAATCAAAAATAAAGAAATCTACGACAACACTTATGCAGATGGTTCTGCTTCAGTTGGTTCATGGGCTGCACAATCTGCAGGTACCTTGGGTAATGGTTTAGGTGTTTCTATTTGTCAAGGCGCTGCGGCGTTTGAGGAAGACTTATCATCATCGAACTCGGTTAATGATGCTACTGCAGCAGCTGGTGATGTAACTATTACCGTTGATGATGGAACAGCTTTCGCGGTTGGGGACATTGTTCACTTTCAAGAGACTGATGGCCAGGAATATGAAGTAACAAGTATTGCTACTCACGTTCTAACTATTAGACAGAAAGACGATCCAAACGGTGGTGGTCTTGTATCAGCAATTGCTGACAACACTCTAATTAGACGTAGATGGAGATTTAACGACTTGTTCGATTCTGCTCCAGGTACTTCTACATGGGCTACAGACAAAGGCTTAACAGCTGGTACTGATGAAATGCACATTGTAGTATATGACACAACTTCTTCAATCACAGGCTTCGATGTAGATGTAGCAGGTAATAGAACAAACGGTGTTATTGAAACTTACGATTTTGTTTCTAAGCACCCTAATGCTAAGACTCCACAAGGTGGTACTAACTACTACGTTGATATTATCAATAGTAAATCTACTCAAGTATATTGGATGGATCATTCAACTGCAGGTACTGATTGGGGAACTAACTTAGTTTCAGGTGGAGCAGATACAACTTTCGTTGATGCTGGCCTTCCAATCGTTGATGCATGTACAGGTGGTACAGATGATTACGCAGCAACAGTAGCTGAATTGAAGTCAGCTTATGATTACCTTGCAAATACTGAAACGGTTGATGTTAGTTTAGTTATTGGTGGTTCAACAGCAGCTGGTTCTGATGGTGTTACACACGCCGCTAACATTATTAATCTTTGTGAAAAGCGTAAAGATTGTGTTGGTTTTGTATCTCCAAGAAGAGCTGATGTTGTAGGTGTTACATCTAATATCACTCAAACAAACAATGTTAAAGATTTCTTTGACTTACTTAACTCATCTTCTTACATTGTATTCGATTCAGGGTATAAGTATATGTATGATAAGTACAACGATGTTTATCGTTGGGTACCATTAAATGCTGATATTGCAGGTTTATGTGCGAATACTGATAACGTAGCAAGTCCATGGTTTAGTCCTGGTGGCATGACACGTGGTCAGATCAGGGGTGCTGTTAAGCTAGCTTACAATCCAAGTCAAACACAAAGAGATATTCTTTACCCGGCACGCGTTAACCCAGTTGTTACGTTTCCAGGTCAAGGTACTGTTTTATTTGGTGACAAGACTGGTCTTGCAAGACCTTCAGCGTTTGATAGAATTAACGTTAGACGTTTATTCATTGTTCTTGAAAAAGCTATTTCAACAGCTGCTAAAGCACAAATGTTTGAAATTAATGATGATTTTTCAAGAACATCATTTAAGAATATGGTAGAACCTTTCTTACGAGATGTTCAAGGCGGTAGAGGGATTACTGATTTTAAAGTTGTTTGCGATAGTTCAAACAACACTGATCAGGTAATTGATAGCAACGAGTTCGTGGCAGAGATTTTCATCAAGCCATCACGTTCTATTAACTTTATTACATTAAGTTTTGTAGCGGTTAGAACTGGCGTTGCATTTTCAGAAATAGGAGGTTAATATGCCAAGTATTAATACTTTTAAAAATCAGTTAAGAGATGGCGGTTCTAGAGCTAACCAATTCGAGGTAGTTATTCCACGAATTGGGGAGCAAAGAATGTTATGTAAAGCTACATCCCTTCCAGGTCAAACGATCACGGAAATTGATGTTAATTTCCGTGGCAGACATTTATATGTGGCTGGCGATAGAGAGTGGGAGACATGGAATACTACATTCTATGTTGATCGTAACATGAATATCCGCAATCATATGGAAGTATGGATGAATGAAATCAACGATGTTGGTGATAGTTCTTCCCTTCACGATGGTGGATATGGTTATATGTCTGATATAACAGTTAGACATTTAGATCATAACAATCACGTGACTAAAGCATACAACATGATTAACGCATGGCCAACAACCATTACTCCAATTGAATTGGATTATGATTCTACTTCAGCGATTGAAACGTTTGATGTTACTTGGAGATTTACTTCCTGGGTAGCTTAAGGCTTAAAAACTTTTAAATCCCTCTCTTATAAATATATTATATGTTTATAGGTTAGGGATTTTCTTTTTTTATTATGGCTCAAATATTTGGATTTAACGTAACAAGACTTAAGGAACCGAAAAAGTCGGATACATTCATAGTACCTGATTCTCAGGATGGTGCGTATGATATTGCTTCGGGTGGTTTCTTTGGTAACATCATGGACCTGGATGGCCGTGATAAAAATAATATTGAAACAATTGAAAACTATCGAGAGATTGCTAAGCATCCCGAGTGTGATCTAGCCATTGAAGATATTGTTAATGAAGCAATTGTCGCTTCTGAATTAAATCAACCAGTTTCCCTTAACTTGGATGGAGCTGATCTAGGGAAGGCTGTTAAAGATAAGATTAGGGAAGAGTTTGATGCGGTGGTTAGTCTATTAGACTTTAGCAACAAGGGTCATGAGATCTTCAGGCAATGGTATGTTGATGGGCGAATCTACTATCATAAGGTAATTGATAATAAAGCTCCTAAGAAGGGTATTAATGAATTGCGCTTTGTTGATTGTAAGAAGGTTCGAAAGGTACGTGATATACAAAAAGAAAAGAACCGAGATGGTGTAGAAATTGTTAAGAACATTACCGAGTACTACATCTACAACGATAAAGGGTTTGACCTTTCAGCTACTAACTCTCAAGGGTTAAAGATAACTAAAGATTCAATTGCTTACGTACCTTCAGGTT